TTTCCCTTCAACAGTGATTGGGTCATGCGTAGACGCTCCTAACGTAGCCGGCCTGGGGCTTTCGCACATTCCCTTGCAGCATGTTCTTCGCGGCCAGTCCAATCGCTTCGAGGAAGCGTTTTCGCTTCTGCTCGGCCACAGCCGGTTGATACCAGGGCTTGCCGGCTTCGTCGAATACCCGGGAGAGCACCCCGTCGGTAATTCCGTCCCGCCATTGCTCCCAAAGCACGATCGGGACAGCCTCGGATTCCAATGAGGGCATCCAGGCACACCTTCCGGTGATCGTGCCCGAATACCCGCTCGCGAGCTGCTTGACGATTCGAACCTCTCCCATTGATGGCTGGAAATAGTGCGTCGGCATCTGGCTCGAGCTAACGTCCCAGTCGCACATGATCCCGTCCAGCTCCTCCTTGCCCTTGGGGATCAATCTAGTGCCATTGAACCTGCAGAGCACGAGCTCTACTGGAAGCAATCCCTCGAGGCCGGGCAGCCGGTAAATCGGCGTAGCGGACGTCGCCGCGATCGACGTCGGCAGGTCCTCCGTCAACGACTTGCTCAGTCGGCAGAATTCTTGGAGAGCTGCGAGGAGCTCGGGGCGCACGACAAGGGGAGGAGCGTTGCCGGCTTTAGGGCTAATCCAATCCAGCCATTCTTCGATCGGGTGATTGCGCACGTTTAGCCTCCGGCTGCCTTCTGGACGGCGAAGCTCCCACCGAGCATCGCATATCCCCGGCTCTCTAGCTTTTCGCCGATCGCGACGTTCGCGCCCTTAGTGTCTTCCATCAAGGCGTAGCCGGCGGTGAGGATAGACAAGGGGTACTCGTAGACGTCGTCAACGGTGATCTTGAGATTCGCGTCTTCGATTCTTGTCGGGCAATCGGAATAGAGAATCTCTACCCACACATCCACGTTGTTGTCTGGACGCGGAAAAGCGTAAAACAATCGCCGCTCTTCCTTCTCCTGAGTCCACGATTCGATACTCTTTCCCGCGCGCCCGAAATGCCAATCGGGCACTCGCGCGTCGATCATCTCGCGAACCTCCTTCGTGATGCGCCGACCTGGGGTTTTCCCGTCGGCGCCCATGTTGCGAGGAATCTCGAGGATCTGAAATGCGGTTGTTGGGATCACGTTCTGCAACGTGGCACCCCGCGTGAGCTTGAAGGCGCTTCGGATGGGGTTTGCGCTTGGAAGTACCCGAACCACCTCTCGCTGCGCCCGACTGAGCGCGCGCAAAAGGTGGTCGTCGTCCCATCGAAATGGCGTGGTGGCGGTGTTAGTTGCATCGCGCAGGATGGACCGCGCGCCGTCGATGATGTCTTGGCCAAGCAGAGTGCCCATGATCTACCTTGCGCGCACCATGCTCTCGCGCTTGACGACCTGGAATTGCTTGTTGAATTTGCACGCTCCGAAAACCTGATAGGCGAAGCGCGGCACGTATTCGATCTCCTGGCTGATCTCCATTCCCTCTACCACCTTTAGGGGAATGACGCCCTTGATTGCATCCCGGAGCACCCCGAAGTGCGTCATCGGGATCGGGACCTTCTTGTCCTTCATGATCTTCAGGATGCGATCGTTCGCCGTGATGCAGATGAAGTTTTTCCCGTTGTCTTGCTCCTGCGGGAAGATCATCACCTCCATTCCGTCCTCGAGGTCGCTGCGGTCGATAATCTTCTCTTTGGCGTTGAGCGCCTTGGAGTACACCTCGGGCAGCCCATCAATCTTGTGGCCGTTCTCGAAGCACAAGGTGACGAAGCGATCGCGGAGCCATCCCGCTGACTTGAGCTTCATCCGCCGTTCGTCTTGCCCGAAGCGCCTGAAGAGCAGCCCGCGGAGCGTCTCTTCGTTGCAGTGGGAGATGTAGCTCCAAGTGAGTTCGCGCTTCGGCGACATCCGGTGTCCGCCAAAATTCTCGTCTTCCTCTTCGTCGATGGAATCGCCCTCGGTGGCGTTCGCCTGGATGCGTTCGATCTCATCGGCCTCGGAAGCATCGGCCTCGGACGCGAGTTCTGTCACTCCGGGTTTCTCGGGAGGGTCGTTCTTGTTCTGCAGCGTCTGCGTGGTCTCGGCCGTCTCGTCTTCCTCTTCATCGAACCAGGCAGCTCCGCCTCCATCTCTGATGTTCGTCGGCATGGATCCTCGTCGTCAGTAAGAAAAAAGGGGCGGAACAGCCTTCCGCCCCTCGGTTGGCATGCGATCTTCGGCTAGTTGGCGTACGTGCCCGCGTAGTCGAATGAGTCGTTCCCGCTGTCCACCCACGTGAGATCGGTATAAGTCACCGTCACGTTGGCAGCATCTAGCAAGGTCGTGTTGGGAACGAACACAGCGGCGCCCGCCAGGACCACCCGGATCTTCCCGATGACGCTGTAACCCGCCGGGATGACAGGCAGGTCCGGGTCGGCTTTCGTGACCGCCACGATCGCGCTCGGTTGCGTCTTGATGTTACCCGCCGCGTCGACTACCACGGCGTACTGGATTTTCTGCAGCACGGCCAGCGACGCAAGCGCTGCCCCGGACGCTTGCGCGAACGTCAACGCGCCAGCGGCCGCTTTCGACTTGTGCACCCCGTCGACCACGTAAGGAACCGTGTTGACGGTCTTGAAGGTCGCCGCGCCGCCCGCGTTGATGACAAGGCCACCTCCCGCGAAAGAGCGGTTGTACATCATCTTGCAGAGGCGCTGCAGTTCGGCCGCGCCCAGTTTGATCTTCCCGGCCATCGCATTTCCTCTCTATTGAGAGAACCTCAAAGGAAAAAGGGGGCTCACCTCGCCCCCAGCACCTTATTGGTTAGTTGGTGACGGCCGCCTCGATGCGGGCCATCCAGTTGTCCTGCACGATGAGGGCGGTGAGGTACGCCTTCCACGCCACCGCTCCCCGCTGCGCAGCCGGGTCGGCGATGTTCGGTTTCGGCAGCGTCACCATCGGCACGACCGAATTCTTCCCCGCGAACGGCACGATCGCGTACGCATGCTTGGAGAAGATGAGATACAGGTACACGTCGCAAGCAGCCGCGGCGTTGGTGGTGGCGATCTTCGTGGCAGCGGCTCCGCCGGCATCCGCGACCGGTGAATTCAAAACTCCCGTGAACCAACGCACGTGCTCGGTTGCGCCGATCTCGTTTTCCATCGGCGTGGCAGAGCCGTAGTCGGTCGGCAGCTTGAATCCGTCCACGTCCTTCAGGTCGTCCTCGACGTCCGTATGGGCCACGCCGAAGTAGGCCGACTCGCAGCCCACCGATCCGAAGTTCGCGCCGGACTTGAAGACGTTCGTGAAGTAACGACCGCGCTGCCGCTTCAGGAAGCGGGCGGCTTTGCGGATGTCGCTCCGCGAAATGGAATCGACGACAGAGGACCGGCCGGCGACGCCGTTGGCGTAGTACACGGTGAGGCCGCCGATCAAGGCGTTGTACTTCACCGTCTCGAGCGTCTCCGAGGATTGTTGGGCGAGGATGTCGGTCGTCTCTCCCAGAATGTCGTCCTCGTGGGTGTCGAGCACTACGTCTGTCAGGTTCACCACACCTGAGTACTGCTGCAGGGTGGCCGTGTAATCCGTAAACGTCAGCGCCTGACCTGCCGGCGTAACGCCTTCGGTGATGGGGGTTGTGGCCAGCGACAGCGCCTCGTAACGACGAAGCGAGATCGACTTGGTCTCGTTTTTCGGGATGGACTTGATCATCCCGAATTTGTCGAGCAGTACGTTGGCCTTTCCGCGCTCGAGGAGCTCGACTACCACGTAGGCGGCGGTACGGGGGCTGATGTCCCCGAACTGGTTGATCATGTCCTATCTCCCATATTTTGCGGCCCGCTCAGCAAACGCGGCGTCGAAATCCTCCGGGTCTTTGCCGGCTACCCCTGTGGTGGCCGGAGCTGCGGTCCGCCGTGCTGGGACTGCCATCGCCGCCGCGTTGCGTCCCGTTGTGGCCGCCGGTCTTGGCGCGGCCGCACTCGCCGCGGGCGCAGAGCTCGCGGGAGCTTTCGTTGCCGGAGCTGGGGCAGCAGGAGCCTGTCCCGTCGCGGCATTGTACTGGTTGATCACGTCAATCACCTGGCCGGCGTCGCCGCCGTTGTAGACGTCCATGATGCCTCGGGCGTCCTTAACAGGAAGCGTTTCGACCCAGGCGTTGAAGCCTTTGTGGAACTTCTCATCGTTAATGTCCACACCGGCGAATTGCCGAACGATCGAACGCTGGGCGTTCCACGCCTGCTCAGTCGTCATCTGCTGCATGTTCGCCGTGAGCGTGGCCACAGCTTCGTCGACCTGAGCCTTAACCATGCGCGCGACTTTCGCATCTACGGCCGCCGCAACGCGAGGTGTTCCCTCCGCGAGTTCGGCTTCGGCCTCGAGCGCTGCGCGCCGCGCCTCGGTGACTTCGGGAGGGATGAGCGGGGAGTTGAACGTCCGCTCGAAATTCTGTTGCATCTGGTCGAGATAGTTTCGACCTTGGAGGATCTGCAACCGCTGCTGCTCGCGCGCTTGCTCTCGCGTGGGCGCCGGCGCGACGGGTTTCGCTGGCGCGGCTGCAACGGGTTCGGCTGGCGCGGGTTCGGGAGCGGGTGCACTGGGTTTCGCTGGTGCGGCTGTCGCAGCGGGCTTTACGGGTTCGGCCGGCGCTGCGGGTTCGGCGGGTTCTGTTGGTGCAGTCGCCGAAGCGTCGGGCTGCTTTGCCGCCATCGCTTCTTCGAAGAAGTTATCGAACTGAGCGTCCTCGTCGCCTATCGCTTCCTCAACAGCCTGGGAAAGTGCCGACGGCGCCGTTTCACCTGGCTCGATCGGGACTGCCTTGGCGGGAACGCTCATAATCTACTCCGTCGTTGGTTTGGGCGGCGTGGGCCGCGAATTGAGGATGTCTGCATAGAGCTTCTTCAGCGACAGCGCGCCGGATAGGGCGCTTTGCGATACTTCCGGTGGCGCACCTACCGCACCCTCCTTGATCTCCTCGTAATTGAGGTCGATCAGCCGGAGTATTGCCTGAACGCCTTCAGAATTGAAATAGCGACCGATCTCGATGATCGCCGTCCTGCGTTCGCGTTTCAGTTTGTCGCTATCCAACATGGGGCACAGCTCCCGTCTGAGATTGATGAGCGGCCGCGTCATCCGCTACCGGCGCCTGCCCGGTTGCTGGCGGCCCATTGGGTTGGGGGGGCGGAAGATCCTGTGGACCGGCGCCCGCTGCGGGCGGAGGGCCTTTGGTGGCATCGGCCCCTGGCGTCGCTGGCGGCTGACCGTTCTGCATTGCCTCCATCTCGTCTTGGAGCTCCTTGTCTGTCTTGAGGACGTCGTCTTCGGCTACACGCATCGCGCGAGCTCGTGCTTTGAGAAGACGGCGGCGGTGCACCCAAGGAGCGTCTAGCGGATTCGCCGTAGTGCCGGCGAAATTCTCGAGGCGTTGAGACTCTTCGTCCATCAGGCTTTGAGACTGGGACGGGATCACCTTCACGTGCCAATTTCCCTTGATGGATTGATCTGGCCAGAATTGCATGATCCAGTCGTGTACCTTCTCGAGAAAGCTGATCTGGAAGTCGTCGCAGGAGTTGTTCTGCTCGAGCATCAGCAGATCGGAATTCCCCATCAGCATCCCCAGGCCGCGGGCCGTCCGACCGGCGCCGCCGGCGCCCAGGCCTGATTGATACGATGGACTGGCAGACGCCTCGTCCTCGTACTTGTCGATGACCGAAAGACTCTGGATATACTGCGGTGCGTACATCTGCGGCTGGTAAAACTCGATCGCCTTTCGGTTTTGATGCCAGGCTTCGCTTCGCGTGAAATGTACGGTGAAGGGAGAGAAGTCGACCAGGCTATCCGCATCGGCGAGTCGATCTTTGTCGACGTCTATTTGCGGACCCGAAGCCGCAGCCAGGTTGTTCATCATTCCTTGCGTCGTGGCATTTCGCAGTAGCTGCGTATCGCGCACGAGGTACGGCACGCTATTCCCGTACGGCTGGCCTTCCTCGGGATCGGGAATGTAATAGTCGAAGGGCCGCCATTGCTTGAGTATCGGATTGAAGACGGCCTTGAAGACTTGCTTCGTCTTGGCGAATAACCAGCAATTCACCTCGACGACGTCGGGCAGCTGATCCCAGCCCTCGGGGATCGTGGGCGCCATGTGCTGGATGAGCAGATCGCGGTCGATCAATCCCCACCACTCGAGCACCTCGTAGCGAACGCTTTCCTTGGGGAGATTGCGTTCGTTCTTGGTGTCCTCGTGGTTCATCTTCTGTTCCCAGTCCAGGCGCACGTAATCGCCTGACGGGTGCGCTCGCATGTGCGCGCGAATAACCTCCGTATCCATGTCTTCGCGCGACATCATCTTCTGCAGGTCGCCCTTTCCCATGATGCGGCGCCGGATGTCGTGATCCGACTCCTCCATCGAGCGTGCGCCGTTCTCGCAATAGTGATCCCAAACGGGGACCCAATCCATGTGCAGACTAAGGCGTTGCTGCTCGCTGCATTGCCATGGATCTTGCGGCGCGGGAGGTGGTCCCTCGGGCGGCATTACGCCAGCAGCGAGTTCCTCTTGTGTCGGAAGCTGTATCGGGGGAGGTTGCGGTGTTGGGATCCACGTAAAGATCGTTTCATTGTCCGGCAGTGGCCCGTAGCTGACTCCGGTTCCATACTGATGCCCACTATGGGTGATCTTGCGGCCCTTCT